CATATCACTAATTTTGGAATTTAGTGTTTCAGTATCTTTTTCTACCTCATCTAAGTTAAAAACCCTTTCATCCTTATCTAAACTTTCCATAAGTCTATTTAAGTAAATTCCCTGATATTTCTTAACTTTCTCTTCGTATCTTCTTCTATCTTGTTCTAATAAAAGATTATCTTTTTTCTTAACTGATTCTTCAGTAAATGCTGGTTCTGCTGCAGTTTCTTCACCTCCAGTGTCTGCACCGAATCCACCTAAGTCACCTCCAGTGTCTGCACCGAATCCACCTAAGTCTTCACCGCCTGTATCTCCACCTTCTTCACCACCCTCTGCGGATGGACCACCAGTTAATGTAGAGAAATCACCATATAATTTATCAACCCTATCGAATATACCTGTTTTCTTAATAATAGTTGCAGTTTGTTCCATTTCCGCTGCGGCAGCTTTTTCTAATCTCTGTTGTTCTAAATCAGTTCTAATTTCTTCTTCAGACATTCCTAATATTTCTTTCTTAGCTCTAGTCATTGACATTGAACCGAATCCATTACCTGCATCTGATACTGCGTCTTTGTAAAGTGTTACTTTTAACTGAGTTTGTTCAACCTTCAACATCTCCGCTTGTGTGGATGGGTTATTCAACGTTAAAGTAAAGTTTTCTAACTCATCTTCCAATCCTAAAATATATAAGTGAATAATTGCAATCTTATTTAATTCTTGCAACATTGCTTGTTGAATTCTATTAATTGTTCTAGCGAATCTAATATCTTGTAACGCCAAATTTTTACCTTCACCATTAGCCTCCTCAAAACCTAAGAATGGTTTAGGAACTCTAAGTGCAGTAAACAATTTTTTCTGTAGGTATTGAATGTCAGCAATCTCAGATAGGTTAGTTGCACCAGGTAAAGTGTCTATTGGAGAAGGTGCGTTTGCATCTCTTACGGGAATAAAGTAATCTTGATCCTGTGCCATTTGATTATATCTAGTATCTATCTGTCCTGTGTTCTGATCGATAACTGGACTTCTTTTGAAGTTATTTGCAATGTTGTTAACATATGCAGGTACATCTTTCTCATCAATGTTACCGACAAATATTTTAAATATCCTTCTCTCAGGTGCCCTTGTTACTCTATATATCAACATCGCATCTTCAGAAAGTAATAATTGTTTCCATATTCTTCTAGCCTTCTCTAACATAGAAGTTCCATAAGGTAATCTTCTATCGTCACCCAATAATCTAAAATGTGCGATTTGCCAAGCATTAAATTCAATATCTCTTTGTCCCCATATAAACTTAACAGGGTTAAATTTATCTGTTTCTGCATTCATTGAGTTTTCACCGAATCCTTCATTTTCTTTTCTACTAATTTCGATGTTAGGTAATTGTTTAACACCTGTAATTCCTTCTTCACTGTCGATATTAAGAAATAAAAAGTCATCACCATATTTGCAAACATTTCTTGTCCACATAGGTAATGATGTATGTATATCTAATCTATTAAAAAATAAGTCATCTAGTATTCTTCTAACTCTTCTACTTTCAGAAAATATGTTAATAACTTTGTTATCTGCATTTAATGTTGTAGATTCTTCCATCATAATATCTAAAGCTGCTGCGATTTCAGGGAAAAACTCCATACCCTCAAAATCTGCGTAAGATGCCAATCTGGTTGTCTCATAATAAATGGAGTGTTGGTAGATTTCATTATCCACCTTTTGCCACATATTAGAAAGATATGCATCTTGTTGTCTTTTTAACTTCTCAAAGTCATACTCCTCTTTAGATTTAGTTTTAAGAAGTTCTTTATCGTTAATAGAATATCTTGATTTATTTTGTTGTTTTTTAACCTCTGGTCCAAATAAATCATTTAATTGTTGAAATACTGTTTTTCTTGCCATTTTTTCTTAAATATACTTTATTACTATTATAATAAATATATCGAAATTCTAAATACTATTTAATTCCGAATAACCAATTGTACTCACCATTATCATTATTACCATTATTTGGTTGTTTTGGGTTATACGTTGGTGTGTTGGTATAGAAAGGATTAACGTGTTGTTGATCACTAAACATCGGTTTTGTCTCTTTATTAGATACATTTACCCAACTCTCTAACATTGCCTTAGTCTGTTTCTCCACTTGTTCTAATTTTTTAAACGATGTTTGTACAATGAATATCGCCATAGCGTAAGCCATAATTATATCATCATGATAACCTTCCATATGATCGGGTCTACCATTTTTATAAACAAATGTTTTAAGTTCTGATATCATTCTTTGTGAACGTATAATAGTTTTATTCTCTCTAATATGTTCTTCTAATTCAGATACCATTTGTAGACGTGTGTTACCGACATTAAATCCTGGTACTTTATCACCTTGTTTATATGCAGTCTTTGCATATTTCTCAGATAACTTTCTACTTTTAGGGTCGTCATAATGAAGATGTTTATATTCCATCTCCAACAGTTTTAAGACTGTTGCAACACCCATACCTCCAGTAATGTCCACAATTGTATATGCATTATACATATTACCATACTTATAAACAATTTCTGCCAACATATCAGGAGGTAACTTATGTTTAAATTCCGCAACTTGTTCTAAGTTTTCAAAGTCTAATATAACAATAGTAGAACTATCTTTACCATCACCTCTACTCACATCAACCCCCATAACATATTTGTGACCAACTTCGGGTTTTTTCCATATCCACATAGTTTTCTCTATCTCCGCGGAGAAGTTTGGATCAGAAACAAAATTCTCTTCATGATATGTAATATATTCGTCATCTACTACATTACCACCTGATCCGATGAATGATACATCAAGTTCTTGTGCGATTTTCTTAGGGTCACCCATATCTGCCGCCATTTCTTCATACCAAGGAGATAATGGTTTCCACCCATCTTTAATCATTACTTCGTAATAATCTATGGTTGATTCATCAGTTTCATATATGTTATCCATATATTCCCACCTAAGTTTAGTTCTACCTAAAGTATCACATTTAATCTCTTCTTCTTTTTCGTCACCCCTAACCCAATACAAACCTCTATTATATCTAATGTCTTGATACCACTTCATCTCAACAACATTGAAGTTGTTATCCCCTGTTTTAGACTTATCATATGTTTTATAATATAATGGATCCATTCCATTGGGTGTTTGGTGACCTAAAATACCGTTATATATTACAGAATGACACCAAAAATCTTCGGTATGTGGTAATGAGAAGTCGTAAGTCTTATTTTTAGATTCTTCTATTTTAGTGATAGGAACCCACTTACTATTCTCCATTAAAATTTTATCTATATCATACCCATTTATATCAACATTTAAAGTATTTGTGATATAATCAATGAAATTAGAAAATATGTTTTTAGATAGGTTACCACTTTTATTTTTTTCTCTTACCCTAAGTGAATTAACGCTTAGTCCACTATCTCTAAATTTTCTAACTAAACCATTATCATCTATGATATCCCTAATGATAGTCTTACCATTGGGTATTATTCTATACCTATTATTTATATTCACCTCTTTTAGTGATATTTTTTTAGATTGCTTTCTATCAAAATCAAAACCTATTTTTTCATAGTATGTAAATGCATCTAAAGAAGTTGCTGATATTCTATAATACTTACTTTCTACTGGAACTAAATCAGAACCCATATTAATACCTTCTTGGTAGTCGGTTAATACTCCGTAATTCATCAATAATTGTCTTATTTGTAAACACATCTTCTTAGAAGATATATTTAACCCTATTCTACCTCTAACACTATCAGAATAACCATCACCATCCATAAACCCCCTTATCATTGCAGATGTGTTTTCTTTGGATAGTGATAATAATTTATTAGGTATAAACTTTTCTGTTGCTTTTAGTGATAAGTCTAACCCTAAAGACTCTAATAGTGACCCTAGATACTTAGAAGATATTTTGTAGTGCAACCCATCATAACAACTATAATTAAATCCAGCACACCTAATAGAATCACCAATATAATCACCACAAGTGATAGTTATGTCCACACCTACTAAATCACCATTATCATTATATTTCTTATAACAAGAACCTTCAGATAGGTATAGTCCTATTAAATAACTTAGGTTGGTGTCTATTTTATTATAAATTTTATTAGGTTGTTTTTCTTTATTATTAAATTTATAATTATGGTTAATTTCATCATCATTACCAAAAATATCGTACCCGTATTGTATATTTACATAATCCCCAACTTTTAAATCACCCATAGGTGTCCATTCATACGAATTAGAATCGCTTCTATATGCCCATACTTTATGTGTTAATGTACCTTCTAAAAAACTATTTGTAGTAGTTATTTTAATTGTATCTTGTAACCCATTATTAACCATAATATTAGATTCCCTAACTTCATCTTTACCTAATATACCATAACTATCTACGTAATAACCCTCATTCGGATTATCAGGTTTTTCATAATTTACAAAATCAGAAACCTGCCTTAAACCTTTATCAGTAAAAATAAATGTATCATCAGTCACACAAGATATAAGTGCAATCTTACCACCAGTACCTAATGACGCTAATGCGGCACCAAATACATCTGCCCCATTGTCGATGAACGCCGCCTCGTCCATAACTAAGAATGTAGGTGTAAAACCCCTTAATGCATCTTTAGATGTTGCAAGTGCCCTAATCTCACATCCATTAGATTTTAATTTAAGATGTCCTTTTGAATTTATTTCTAAGTAATCTGTTGACTCATCTAACCCCCAAACCCAATAAGGTATTTGATCTAAAAAGTCTTTTACTTTCTTTAAGAATTCTTGTGCTAATGTCTGTTTGTTGGCGAGTATAAGTACTTTATGTGGGTTATCTGGATCACCGAACGCAGTTTTAACCGCAATATACGCTGCGGTAGTTGTAGATACACCTGCCTGACGAGGTTTAGTTACCAGATTACGATTGTTTTTTTCATATGATCTAATGATTTCTTTTTGTTTATAATACAACTTAAAAGGTACCATACCTTTCTGAGTTAAATCAAATGTCTTTAAAAACGTTTCTATCGCATATGTTGGATCACCTAAACATCGAGCAAATATTTTAAGTTGTTCCGCTCTATCCATTACTTTTTTTATATAAATATGTATAAATGATTAAAATGCAACTACATTACCTTCTTCATACGCTTTGTAGTTAGGGCCTAGTTCATATGTGACGTTATTACCACCACCTACTTTTTGTATAATACCAGCTTTATTAACTGCACTCCAAAAAGTAGAATATTGACCACCCGTATAATGACTACCAATATAATCTAAAAAACCTCTTTTTGTT